TACAAACTCAGTTCCGTATGCCTGTGCTATGCGCTCTGCTGTGGCTATATTGTTGTCCGTAATGCTCTCCCATATCTCAACATGCGAGAAATCCTCGGCAGTTGGATTTTCCCATCTTAAAGTAAGGGTGCGGAATCCACCTGTGACCGTTAGATTAGTCGGCACGGAAGGAGGCTCAATGTCCCCGGAAATGGTCTTCTCTGCGATAATGGTAGAGGAGTTGCCCTGTGAATATATCGCAGTTACCTTGACCGATACTGTCGCATCGACCGCATATCCAGTCATCCTGTATGACGTAGCTGTGCCCGGAAGCGATACTGTCGTGTCATTGTGTATCAGCCTTATTGAATCGGGGAGAAGTACCCCCGCCGGTTTGTCCCAAGTAGCGACAAGAACGGGAAACGCTACCCCGTCCTCATTATGGCTTCTCTCTTCTGCCAACATGAGCTTTCTGACTGGGAAGAAGATGGCGCTAGCAGGAGTCCCGAACTCTGTTTTTGCCGTATTTTCGAGCTTAACGATCCTTGATTCGAGATTCGATATTCCCAACTATACCACCTCCGATACTCCAATAGTCAGCTTGTCAAATACAACTGTTCCGTTTGATGATTTAAGAGTAGGGCTGATTTTATCCCCAAGAATTTTCTGGTATTTAATTGTCTTGCCATCATTCACTGGCATGGTCCATTGTGTTCCATATTCAAGTGTCACAGTTGCCCCTGTGTCCTTTTGAACTGTTATTTCGTGAGAATCGACCATTGCCCTGTCTGTTCCAAAGTAAGGGGCCAACGGAAGCTCCATACTGGGGCTTATCTCAGGAGTTGTGGCTGAATCGTCTAACTTATAAAGATTCTTTCCTATGGAGAGATACACAACTCCGTTATATTCAGCCACGGCAAGTATCGGCGCACCAAGGTCTATTCTTGTCCAGCCTTGATACCTTTCACTCCAACATAACACAACGTTACCGCTGTCAGGCCTGACCCATATTTCCCCACGGTCAGGCAATGCCCACAGCCTTGCATCCGCTGTGAAGTTTCCGGCAAGCCAAGCATTAACCTTGCCGCCCTCTTTTTCAACTATTGCAAAATCATCGTGTTCTTTGATTGCCGAAAGTTTTCTTATACCCCTGTCTTTATCAAGAAACATTATGTCGTTGCCGACAGGGACTATCGTGTTTCTGCTTACAGGGTCTACCTCCTGTGCTATCGGGATTACTTCCCAGTTAGGGTATGAACCGAACAGCCTGTAGAGGTTCCCGTCTGTTCTAAATACCACAAGGTCTCGCCCAAGCGGAATGACTTTAACTATGTCGCCGCCTTCTTTATAACCTATATCTATCCATATTGCGTCTGCATCTGTATATACATCTGACCCGCTATCTTCCACTTGCCAGTTGTCAGGCTCCCCTACCCCGGAGAACTTCAGTCTGTCTTTGCCTGTTTCTGAAAGAAGTAACCTTCCCTCACGAACCATTACATCATGCGCTGTATTCCACTTATCGCCGGCAGAGTCTCCGGGGACTATTGGTATGGGAGTTTGTGTCGCAAAAGTAGTTCCGTTATAACTCTGTATGATTGAACCAGAGGTTATAAATAATTCTCTCTCTGCGGACTCACCCCAGTCGCAAAACTGCGGCGGTGACGTGCCGTTCAGAGTACCTATTGATGTAGGCGTACCTTCAACTATTTTGTATATTCCTTTATTAGCTTCAAGAATCAGCCCGAAATTCAAGGAGGGATAAATAGTGGTTATGCTTGCTGAGGCGGTTAAAACTAAGTCAAGAGGTTCAAGTGTTCTGAGTCGTCCACCGTTTCTTTCATAACAATAATTCTTGCCGCCGCCTGTTTCGTTTTCCTTGAGGAACCTGTCTGAAGCGGCTAAGTTTAATCCCCCGCCCCTGAAGTCAGAATAAGTCCTTAGGTTAGAGTCGCTACGCCTCTTTGACTTTATTGGCATCAGCGTTCACCCTTCCCAGATATGCCCCGCTCATTCTATCGGCAAGCCCTGCCTCTATTGGGGATTGATCTCCTACCCTTGCGCCCGCAAGGACTACGACATAATTCAGAAGCACACCAAGGGATGTCGTGTCGTCAAACGGCAAGTCATCGCCTTTTGTTTCAACGTGGGGCTTGACCCCGAAATACCTTACTGTCCTTGCCGCAGATGAACTATCAAGCGACATGAATTTCCCATTGAGCGGATATACACTCTCTTGACCAACAAACCTGACAAAGCCTGACGGTATAGCGGTGGTGCCGGGGGTGACTGATATTTCCTTGACCATTGTGGCATCGCTTGCCGCTATGCGTTCAAGGGAGAGCTGTGTAATGGCATCGTTCAACACTGAGATAAGCTCTTTATTGCTGTATGTAATTCTTGCCTCATCACCTAGACGCACTGCGACCTTTTTTAAAAAATCGTTGACAAGCATTAGCAACACCTACCCCTTTCGCTCAGACCTCTCCGCCTTTGCTCCAATGAAATAGTCAGCCATAGACACTGCCTCTTCCACTTTATTGGCCAGAAGCAGAGATGCCACCCTTGCCAGAGGAACCGCCATTGACTCGGGTAGGTTTATCGTACTGTCGGCAGATACCACTGCCGCCGGGTAACCAAAATACCAAAGTTCTACTGTGGCTTCCCCGGAAGACAAGCTCCCGCCGGTTACACTGAATTCTCCGTCATCCGGGATGTCGGTGAACACGTTAAGTAATTCGCCACCCGTACCGTTAAACGCCTTTATTACCTGCAGGTAACCTGCTGGCAGAGATGCGCTACCAGCTGTGATTGTCACATTGGACTTCATCCTGAACATTGAACTACCCAGTCTGGCGCTTTCTTCGGCCATCAACCGGAGGGCATCATTAACGCTGTTTAGTACCTCCCAGTCCGACAGACTCTTTTTATCTGTATCTCCGACATATAGGCGGATCCTGTACATAATGTCGTTAGCTGTCATATTCAACACCTCACCAAGGTCCGCTTCCGCGACGGTTATCCTCTGCCCTGCCCTCGAAGTAATGGGCAAGCGAGTTCATAAATTCCGTGCCGGCATAACCCATATCCGCAACGGACATTGAACGTCCGGTCGTGATAAGCCTTACTGTCCAAGCTATAACCACGTCATCAAGAACCGATACAAACGGAAGTTCTTCTTCTCTGCTTGCTAACGGAGTAAAGTCAGGGTAGTAGGATATCTGTAGTTCCCCTCCGTCATTATCTGCCCCCTGTAATATCTGTATCCCATCAAGTGTGGTGTAATAACCCCAAATCCCGCTGTAATATGAAATCAAACCTGTAGACCGGGGGGTAACTTCGTAAATTTCCCTATTCGCACCCATATCTATCACTCTTGTGATGCGAACCGGCTTTGTTGTCAGTTCTACCACCCCGGTACTATTGCAGGTAATATTTTCGCTTATTTCAATGCGAGGGGAATCAAGCTCTATCGCATAGTTCCAGATGCCCCGCAATGCACTGTTCAAATAAGCGAGCATATCTGATTCGTCGGGAACGGGAGCATTGACATCTCCAAGTCTGCGTTTTATTTCGTGCAAGATCCCCTTCGCATAACTCATCTGTTATTCTCCCCTTAGAAGCTTCTCTTCAAATTCGAGTATATTGCCAACAAGGTCTAACTTGCTGATACCGGCATATCTAATGTCACGTTCCCTTGCTATTTCCTTCAGTGCGTTATAACTCAGTGCGGAGAGTTCGTTCTCTCTCGCACCCATCATGTCATCAACTGTAACCTCACGACTGGGTTCAAGTGGCTGTCGGTTAAGCATGTCCTCCGGTACTGCGTCCTGTATTGGTGCTTTTGTTGTGTCTTCCCGGTAAACTGTTTGCCCGGGGGCATTTAAAAGCACCGCCCGCTCAGGTAGGGCATCCCACGATGTGGGGGTTATGGAAAACCTGCATACCTGTTTTTTGCCGATGACACGTTTATATCTTCCGTCTCCGACCTCTTCTGTGAGCGGTTCCTGAAAGACGCAGTTATAAAGGTGCTGTATCTCTTCACCCAAGAGGCGTATTCTGGTGTTGGTCGGATATTCCCCAATCTTCCCATTAAGTCCGAATGCGAAGGTGCGGGACCCGGGGTTCATTCTGTCGTCTACCATAACTTCATAAGTCTTACCTACCTTGTACATCTCTGACATGGTTCCCATTACCTCTACTGGTATTGCGTTTGAATACACAAGATTGTTGCTCATATAATTTCCTCCTTACAGGGGTGGTCATTCAAGACTCCCTGATATAGTTAATGGGGGAAGCGTTAGCCTCCCCCATGTGTTGTTGTTAAATGTCCAGCGTTACGCTCCGAGTGTAGCTACGAAGGTCTTGTCCGCTACTGCCCAACCGAAGATGCCGGTCCCAGCATTTGCGGGGTCTGACACTGTGAGCGTTACAGTTTTACCCGCCGTCCATGCCGCTGTCGGGAGCGTAACTGTTACTTCAAGTTCACCGTTTGTCATATTGCGTTCTCCGGCGGCAGGGCTGATGGTTGCCGCGCCCGTGTCATCGGTGTCTGCTATCGCAAGAAGGACAGGGCCGTTATACCAGTCGTGAACTTCCCCGGCCGCATTTTCGAGGGTGACTTTTACCTTATAAACAATGTCAGCCAGAGCCGCCGCCGCCGCAGAGGGGGCCGCAGTTGCAGGTGTGCATTTAAACGCCATATCACCACTGAGAGCCTTAGTCACCATGGTTCTAAGGTCGAGCAGTTCGTTAATATAATCCTGCTGTGCCTTATCGGGAAATGAGTTGATGTGTGTCATAGTCTATTTACCTCCTAACCTATGCGCTTACCGCATGTTCGATGCGTTCAATCCAGAGGTCGTTCAGTATCTTGAATGCATACATTGCACTCCAACCGGCCGTGCTTCTCTGGTTCAATGGGTCTGCGGTGGTGCTCCTGTCGCCCGAAGTGGGGGCTTTGATGATTACTGCGCTGGACTGTCCGCTCAGAGGAACTTCACCATATGCATCTTCGCCAAAAATAATCGTGGCATAGATATCTGCCTTGCCATCGGTCTCCTTAACGCTCGAACCGCCGCTTGCACCGCCCCCGAGGAACTCGGGAGCCTGTGTGGTTGCTATGAAACGGACCCCGGCAAATGACCCGAACTCACCCTCCATGATATCCTGCTGTGCGGAATACTTCTCAACGGGGACAAACCCATTGATAGCTTCAATATCCTGCTCTGCGTATACGTGGCAAACACCGATAAATGATGGCTTTATCGGGGTTGTGTTGTACTTCACAGATGCGTTGACCTGTTTCATTACAGGTTTCGCCATAGCCACCTTCAGCGCCCTTACTGCCTTAGTAATGTCGGCATCCGCTATTTTTGTGTTGACTGCGGTGCGTCCGATACCGTTGGCATAGATTGCGTTGGAGCCGGTCATAATTTCATCCCTTGAGAGGATGTCGAAGGTTTCGCCCTGCTGGTAACCAAGCTGGCTCACAGCTTCGGTCAGTATGGGGTCGATTGCGGTCAAGGAGACATGATCAGTGATAAGCACAAAGTCCCCGTACTGCTGTATCGTTGCTGTGATGTCCGAATAGGACAGCTGATTCCCGAGCGGTGTGATACCTTCTGTTATCGGCGTAGTTGCCGCTGTGAGTCTCCCCCAGCGGGTGAAGCGTATTATTTTCCCCTGATTTTTAGGGAGCGGGCGCTTCTGTCCAAACTTACGGAATGTAAGCAGGGGCAGTGCTTTGGTAAGGGCTACCCTGTCGTAATAGTCCTCTATTTTGGTGCGGGTGTTGCTTGCTGTCATCCTAGCAACATCAAAAAATGAAATGTCTATGAATTTAAGCATTTATATGCTCCTTTCTCTACCGTTGGCTTGTCACCTTATCCACCAGTGCAGAGAACTCCTTATCAGGCAAGTCCCAAATATCTTCCGGCAGTCCGGGCAGAGTCTTCTTTACTGCACCCGGAGCCTTTTGTCCCCTAGCTGGTTCAACATAGGGGGCCTTTGTGTTACCTTTGAGTGTTACTGCCTGCGTAGGCTTCTGTACTGGTGCTGGATGTTGCGCCTGTTGAGGCGTAACATTATTATTTTGCGCTGGCGGCATAGCTTCCCTTGCCCTTCCAAGTGATGCAAAATAAGGTTCTTTCGCAATCATTGCCCGTATCTGGTCATAAACCAAACGGTACGTGGTGGCATCCCTGTTCATTGTGTCTAACAATGCGGGTGGAAGCTGTGTCTGGAGAGCAGATAAGACATCCTGATGCAGTGGGTCCCTGAGTGTAAGTTGGACCATACTGTTCATCTCATCCTGTCTCTGTTTTACTTCTAGTGCGGCATTAAATCTCTGCATGAAGATGGCATCCTCGTTTTGGTTCTGCTGTTGGGGAGCCTTTCTCTGGTTCTCTCTCCACTGATTACGCCGCTCAATGAACTCATCCCAAGTCTCGTCATCATTAGGTTCTTCTGGCTCATGTTCCTGAGGTGCAGTCTGAACCTGCTGTAGTTGGGGCAGAGTCCCTGTCTGGACAAGTGTTACTACTTTTTCCATCAGCTGAGGGTCGCTGTTGATGCGGTCTATTAAAGCCCTGTAGGGTGCTAACTGCTGTGTTTTCTTTGTGTAATCAAGACCTTGGCTGGCGAGACGGACAAGGTCATCCTCTGTCTCTACCGGTATCTCTTGACCATGATATTTCAGAGTCCTATACGGCTTTGGTTCCTCGGCTGGTGTCGCCGGATCATCAACAGGTGGCTCCGCTCCTGCGGCCTGACTTCCATCTACGGGAGGTGTCCCTTCTTCCTCTTCTTCTCCTTCATCGTCATCGTCCCTTCCTGCAAAAAGCAGCGGGGATTTGATATCAAACTCAGAGTAATCATCTACCTCGATATCGGGTTCGGGGCCTGCATCAACTTCCTGTGATGAGTCAGCTTCGGACTGGGCTATACCTGCTTCCGGGGGTGTTACACCGCTGTCATGCTCCTCGGCATTAGCGTCATCAAAAAACCATTTCCATAACTTCATATTGCATCTTCCCTTCCGGCTCCGCTTTTACGGTTGGCCATAGAATATAAAAAAAGACAGCCCGCTATGCGGATACTGTCTGATTTGTATTTTTATTTTTTGCACATAAACCTCTATATTTCAGTGTTTTCGTGCAAAAATTAAACTGACGAACTTGCCTTTTCGTGTGAAATTTCTTATGTAAAACTAAAATTGGATTTTATATTTTGCTAACTTGTGCCTCACATTGTGCCTTTTTTCAGCCAAGGTACAAACGTGTCAATTTGTTCTACTAATCCTGACATGTCTCCATTAAAACAAATTGCCCTGTCATCAATATACACAAAGGCAGGTATTTTATCTGATGTAATCATGTCAAACTCTATGTTGTGTTTATTGAGATACTCTTGGATTGCATTATACCCTTGTACAATCCTCGCTCTAGTTGAAAAAATAACTATTTCGTAATGCTTAGAAATTAACTCATCTATTACTTCTTTGGCTCCTTTAACAGGGGGGTCTGGAATAATATCTGCTCCCTTCCATCCCGAAGTATAAGAATGTATTACGCCATCAAAATCAAAACATATTCGCTTTTTATAAGGTGAAGAATTTTCTGTTTTTATCATAAGAACCCTCCTGCTTGATCAATTCCGTGACCTCACGAAACTGATAACATATCGGTGACGGCAACCAAATGATAAAACTGCCACGGCAAGCGGCATTGCCTTGCATCTCCATATAGGTGACAGATGCCAGTTCTGTCCTCGTGGCAGTTTATATATTGTAAATACTCTATTTATCTATTTTTTCCTCAAGTCCATGGTCAGCCCACTGGAGGACAAAGCCAAGCATCTTCCACAGGCGATCCTTAATGTGTCCTATGCCTATCTCATATCCTATTGCCTCGTCGTAATTAGCAGGATCAACACACGAAGATGCCTCATAATCAATAAACCCGTTCAACAACCTTGCTCTGACCAGCGTAGTCTTAGAGTCGATATTCTGATACCCTGATATAGAGATGAATCTATCTATATCGTCAGGCGAAAGGCTATTTGCCTTATCGATAGGGAAATACGCCGATTCAAAAACTTCCTTCGGACTCCAGCTTTCATATCCATCAGGATAAATAATTCTGTATCCATCCTTACCGTCTTTCTCGCAAGGTTCGGCTTCAACGCGCTTTACGCCAAGATAATTCTGCATACCTATCTCTCCTTAGTTATAAGTTTATGCTTCTGTGGGTAGCAGCCCCTTGCGTTCTATTTTATGTCACACTAGCATAAATATCAATACTAGAATAGGCATATTTGTTAAAGCCGTCCATTGATTACTTCCACCCTATGTTCAGTGCCACTCAGCCTTACAATGGGACTGCCGATATACTGGGGACGCAAGTTCTTATGTTTCGCATATTTCTCACGGTTGATAAAACTGCTCCCATTCACGAACCACATCTTTCTTTGGGTCACAACATCGCACTGTCTTTCCGGGACATAAATAACTTCCGGGAATGTTATCGGTTGGTGTGTATGCCCCATCAGATACAGGTCGCTTATAACAATGTGCTGTAACTTCTCCAGCCTGTTTGCCTTTGCCCCTATTGTCTGCCCGCCGCCTGAACCATGCGTAACATAGACCGTATAATAAAAAGGTCTCCCTTTAGCATTACGTCCCAGTCTTATTTTAAGCAGTACTTCAAAATCAAAGTACGGAACTCCGAGTCTGTATGCAACATCTTCTGCCGGGTTGATATCTACATCTTTGCTTGTGCGTTCACAATGGTTGCCCGATGTGATACACAAGATTCGGTCTTTTATTTTTTTAAGCATAGCGACAGCACCCATCCGCTGGTCCCTTGGGCGCATATCCTCATACGGGGAACCTACGCTGTTAATGATGGAGTTGTTTAGGATGTCACCATGACACGTAACATATCTGTTTGGCGCTCCTAAAATATAATCTTCATGTCTTTTATACGCATTGTAATTAAACTTAGGGGACCCGTAGTGGAGGTCGCAGAGTTGAACAAGTTCAATCTCCTTGACATCTTCCGAGAGGGTTATGCTGTGAACATCCACATAACCACCACCCTAATACGGTTTCTTATTATTGTTTCAGCCAAGATTCACACTCCTATCCGCAGTCCCGAAGCTTGATATGGTCGGGATACTGCATCGCAAGGAGAGAGACCACCATTCTAATTGTTGCGGATAATGAATCCACCTTATCCGCATCCCGGATATCCCATCGGATGGACCGAACAGGCTTACCGTTCGTCTCTCCTGTGTCAACTGAAAGGCTGTACCCTATACCAAGAGTCTCCATATGAGCCTCTACAACCGAGGCAAGCGTACTCATGGTGGCGCACAGCCTTAATCCTGTATCTCTGTCGCCGTCTTCGACAGCAGAGTGTCCGGAAAACGCTATACTTGTATAGCGTCCCGGACTCCCACTAAAGGTTACCTCAGTGGGCATTGACTTCTGCCTGCCTTTGCGCTGTCTCGATTTCGATTTCTTTTAACTGAACCTTTACTGCTTCGAGCCAATAGACAAAATCGTTAGCCCCCCTGCACATTGCTACTGCAAGAGAGGTAAGGTCTTTATCTGCCGGGTTAATAGACAGCATAACCATATGCTGTACTGTCTGGAATGCCTCCCCTAACCTTTTGAGGTCATTGATGTTTATGTCGTTGAGTGACCTCATAAGTTCAGGGTCGTTAAGAAACCTGTAAATTAGGGAGTCCGCTTGGTACTGAGCTTGCGCTGTATTGTCCTCCATTATTTTCACCACCTGTCGCTAGAGCAACGTCCTCCGATGACGGAGTGCCGCCCTGCTGTAGTCCTTCACTTGGACCAATTATCTGTCCCAGTGTCTGGTAAATCATCTGGAACGCCTGTATCAGTTGCTCGGGAGCAGGGGCCTGACCCTGTTGCATAGCCATACCCATTTGCTCAATCATCGCAAGTATCTGTTTCATCTGTTCCGTCTCGTTGGGGTCACTGAGATATCTCTCATAGTCCCGCCATCCCCAGATAGTCATGAGTTGCTTCACGGTCTCATAAACATTCTCCGGTCTCATGACACCCAAAGAGATCAGATTCCCAGCATACTGAATCATCATCATTAACTGCTGTGAGCGGACCTCGTCCCTATTTGTGGCCCCCCCGACATCCACATTGACATCAAAGTCGCCGGCAAGGTCATCCGGACTTATTTCAAGCGGCTTGTTGAACACTCTTATCACGACCGTCTGGTCTATGAACTGCTGATTGAGCATAAGCAGTTTCTGATAGAGCGGTCTGATCCCCGTCTCAGCCATAACTCTGGCTATCAACTCTATCCTTTGCGCACTGGCCGCCATAATTTTTGAAATTCCCGTGGCCGTCTTATTGAGACTGTTGGCATCAAGCCCTTGGTTGTAGCTTGTTACGCCGGTGCGCTTCTGGAGCATGCTGTCTGCAAGCTCTATCATTGAGAGCGGCATCGAGTGCAGGCTCGCAGGAGTTATTGCCTGTACCGCACCTGCAACGATATTAGTCCTGACTATCGATCCCGGTCTGGGGTTAAGCAGTGCGTTTATATCAACTCCGGCGTTGCGGTTTACCAGCCACATGCCGTTATTTTGGAATGAGATATTATCCAGTGTCTGCCTCAGCAACGCTGTCTTGAGCGACTGAAATTCACCGACAAGTTCCGGCATCCCTATCCCTGTGAACTTAAATGGGTCGAGCATCGGCCTTAATACTTCAAACGGGGCCTGTCCGTGTCCATAAGGATTCTTTTCCATTCTGAGTATGGACTCGCCGCAGAAGACGACGAGGTATGGCTCCTGTAATCCCTCCCCGTCTAGGTCAAGCAGTCCCCACCACTCAAATACTTCCAGTTTTTTACGTGCCAGCTGGTCGCTGTTGTCTGTTGCGTTAATTGCAGGGTCTGTCTGTCCTGCCGCCGCATACCTCTCCGACTGCTCGTGGTTGTTGTATTCCTCTTTATTTTTGTTGACCCAGTCTTTAACCTTGTCCACGTTTTGGTAAATACCGTCCTGCTCAAGCTGACGCAGTTCCCCGAATGTTCTCCACACCCGGTGAATAACGAACTGGGATTCCTCTATCGACCTCGACTCCGGGTCCATATAGAAATCTTCGGGGCTGATAACTTCGACCTGTGGCCCCGAATAGCTTTTTATCTTTTTTGTCCCACGCACATCCCGGTATACACGCATTGCCTGAACAGCAACCGGCTGTATTCCATACGACTGTGAGTTGACATGTGCTATCTTTGAAAGCATTATTGGGTCATTCTGCGCTGTTGTCAGGACATCCTCTGAGAGTACCGTACCGGGCATGATATCTTCGGGGGAACCATCGATATCTATAAAATCACTACTGGACATCATGTCCTGCATCTGAGCCTCGCCGACTACCGGCATATCAAAGCCCTTCTTGACATAGATATCCTTCCAAGTCACTTTAATGATACTGGTTCCATATATCAAAGAGGTTTTTATCCACTCATACAGGACATTGAACCCCTGCACTCTGCGTCCCATAAACTGCCAGTTAAGGAGCTTCTCCAGTTTCTCAGCCTTCATAACATCTTCCGTACCTACCGGAGATACCGTTATGGCAGAACTGCTACCGGCAAAAGTCTTCATAAAACTGGGCATCATCCACTCGATAGCGTCCATTGTGTCTGAACTCTTTATTCTGGACCTGCCGTCCCGCTCGGAGATATCGTCCCCTCTGGCACGATAGATGTTGTAGTTGTTCACCCGGTTGGACTGCTCGTTCTCGTTAGCCCTCTTGCCGGTCTCGATATCGCTCTTTATTATTTGGATTATCTTCTGTGTTTTTTCGTCTATAGATGAGTTGCCATCCTCGTCATATGCTTCCATGAGCGCAGTTTCCATTTCTTCCATGCTTTCGCCCGGCAACAGGCCGCCTGTTCTTATGACCATTCCTTATACCACCCCTTTATGGAATATCCGCTCCCGGATACTTCAAACTTTCGCCATATTGGTCTACATTGGTCATATCCCGCCATGACGGCCTGTGTCCCAAAATCATCATCAGACAGCGAAGAGCGATGATAGTATCCCTACCCTCATCACCCCTCACGGCACTGCTTAATTCCCATATGAGTTCTTCGCATCCACGGAACACCTTCAGCCTTGGAGGTGAACCATCCTCGTGTGATTCAAACTGCTCTATCATCTCTGCGGTAAGCACTTTCCAAGAATCAGCACCCGGACAGAGGGGGAGTCCCACTCCTATATAGTTCCCTGCCCAAACTGTGCCGGTTATCGGGTCAGGCTCAAACATCTCCTTCGGAGCAAATACCGCACCGCATCTCCTGTTGCTCAATACACGCTGATATTGGACATAAAGCTCTGCCGGCGACATGATCCCCTTTATCTCATCCGTCACATAGAGCTTCCCTTCCGGCGAACATACAAGAAATATCATTACCACTTCACCGTCAGGCCTTGCCGCCAAACTTGCCCATCTTGGCCAGTTGGCAGGTATCTTCATCGGTTCTACCACGTTATTTTGGACATTGAATGTATGTACCAGCCTGTCCACCTTTACATCGTCAGCCATCGCCATCGCATCCAGAATGTCATCATGTTCCCCATCCGGGAATGCCGCCATCTGGTCATTTAAAGCCCCCCGCCAAGATGCACCCCTCGGAACGAGCAACTGCCCCGCTTCAAGCATCGGCTGTATCCTGCCGCCGATCTTCAGTGCCTTGTTCTGCCTTGTCTTTATCTCTACCACCCTGAAAGAGTCAGGCTTTACATAACTCGAATCTATCTTGTTCTTCAGCATCACCACCAACGCCTGCTGATAAGCTACGGTCTCTATCCCCACACATACCGGGTTCCACTTGGCCGCCATCTTCAGGATATCCTCCACCAACTCATTTGGGTCCCTCTTCCTGAAGTCCACATCCAAAATATATCTCCGACCACCCTTACCATCCACAAACGCTATAATCACAGACGGGTCTGCTGTCTTCTTCTTGCTCAGAGCGGGATCAACCACCAAAGATACACTGCCCCCGCCTATCTCCTTCTTAACATCATCGTCATGCCAGTCAAACTCAACCAGCTTCTCCGGATGCAACGGATGCGACAAGGGAGCCATGTTCATGCACATCTTCTCACGCATGTAATGGTCTTCCTTCCCCATACTCTTGAAGGACATATACTCGCTATATATCTCCTCCCTAGTATGCCTCTGCGGCCACGTGGGAGTCCCCACCTCCACAGTTACACCGTCATCCTTCAGATAATCCGCTATCCCTACCCTCATCGTCTTAAAATTCAACGCCGTAGCATGAGCGATTACCCTCTCAATAACACACCTAGCACCGATATTGTTCCCTATCATGAATATCCTAGAGGACTTACCTAAGAATAAAATATCACTCAGAAACCAATCCCAATCCTTCTCAGGTATAAGTTCCGAATCCATGTCCGAAGGGTCCTGCATATCATTCAGTATTACTATGTCCGGCCTCTTAACTCCCCAGACTCTTCCACGGACCATACCGCCCTTACCAAATATCTCGATCCTTACCCTCTGACCATTCTTATAAAGCACCTCGAATGCATCCCCGGAATCCTCAACTATCCTCGCTACATTCACCCTAAGTCCGTCATGCAACGGACTCTGCCACTGTCTGGTAACGTCCTTCAGCTTTGTCGACATGTCTCTCCAGTTAGCACCTATCATGATGATGTAACTCCTGTAATCCACCGGGTAGGTCAGAGCATGCATCAGATTCGCCTGAAATACTACCTGGTCCTTGCCACTTTCCCTAAATCCCTCTATCGCATAATGATGCCTGCCCTGTAAAAGCATCCTGCTCCACTTATGATGGAACTCAGGACTCTCTACATCCTTGTCTCCGGCTAAGTGCGCCTTCCTAAACTCCACAAGGGACTGAGCGCACCTCATCTCTTTCTCCAACAACGCTTCGTCTATCGCCAAATCTCATCACCCCAACAGACCGAAAAACCGGCTTCCTGCTATAGATTTTTTATTAAAAATTTTTTTTGACCTCGAATACCCTAAATCCACACAAAGGGGACCCAGTTTTATACCCCCACCCCCTCCACAATCAAATCCTAGGGGGGTAACTTAGGTGAAAGGTATAACTTTGTAGGTTAAATAAGTTATGCCTGACAATGGATGTTTTAGTGGGTATTAGGTAAATATTGGTGGAGAGAAGGGGGGAAGGAAATAAAAGGACTAAAGTGGATATATATAAACTCGACAGGGTCTGGCGGCGGCCCTACCCCCCGGGGCTAGGCGCACATATGCA